CCTGCTGCTTAATACCGGGATCAAAGCCGCCATACAGTACGTGGCGCGCCTTACCGAGGCGGAATTAAGCAACGCCTTGGCGGATATCCTGGGCGTGAGAAGGGTTCTCGTTGGCCGCTCCGTAAGAAATAGCGCCAACAAGAACAAGGCCTTCTCCGGAACGGATGTCTGGAGCGATGATTACGCGATGGTCGCGGTTGTCGCCAGCGATGGCAAGAATCTCGCTGAACCGAGCATCGGAAGGACGGTCCTTTGGACGGCCGACAGCCCGGATAACGTCATGGTTGAACAGTACCGTGATGAAACCGTGAGAAGCGATATCTTCCGCGTGCGCCAGAACGTTGACGAGTTGATCGTTGACGAGTATTTCGGTCACCTAATGAAGGTAGACGTCTAATAGACGCCTAAAGAGGAGGATCATCCCGGGGGCCTAAAAACCCCCGGGATTTAAGGCTATGAGCTTCAAGGACGCGATAAAAGAGGACGCGACGGCAGTATTCTTGAACACCAATGAATTTGCCGAAACCATCGTTTATACTCCCAAAAACGGCGTAGGCAAGTCTATAAAGGCCATTGTCGACCGGGAGAGGATCTCGCCGGCGGACGAGGATTCGGGCCGTGTCCTTTTAAATCAGGTCAAGATACTCATAGCCAATGACGCAACATACGGGGTGATTTCGATAGTTAAGGGTACGGACCAGGTTTCCTTGCCGGAAGTGGTCGGCGGGACCGCGATCGATTGGGTCGTCATGGATATACTCGGACAAGACGAAGGGATGTGGCAGCTCTTGCTGCAGAAATAATATGTTTGAAACCACAATTTCTTTAGATAAAGAAAAACTCGATCAGGCAATAAGGCTTATCCCGGGCCAGCTCAAGGTTGAGCTTTCGGACGGGATGGATCATATAAGCCGTAAATTCCTGAAGTTGTTCTATCAGACTAGGCTCAAGGGGCCTCCTGGCATCAAAGCCCGCTCACACGGCATATTCACGCATTTTCAAAGGAGCAGCCTGGTTGTAAAAAATATATTGGACATGGGGATGTCGATTGCGGCCGATTCCCAGATCGCAAAGATGCATGAGGAGGGCGCCACGCTTACTAATCCCTCTGGTGCGAAGCTGGCAGTTCCTCTATCCGCGCGTAAGGAGATGTATACCGCAACCGGTCTCCTGAAGAAGGCGTACAAGCATCCAAGATCTTTAAAGAATGTTGTGCCCATCAAATTTAAAGGAGAGACGTATCTGACCAAGGTGAAGAAGAAATCCAGAGATATCCTCCCGCTGTTTGTCCTTAAGAATTTCGTAAAGATACAGCCACGGCTCGGGTTCTACGCAACCTGGGAATCAAACCAGATGCAGGTCGACAGCCTGAATATACTCAACAAGTCGGTTGAAAACGCCCTAAGGAAGGTCTGACATGAGCACTACGGTCAGGGAAAACATACTGGAAGCGATCGAAGCCCTTCTTAAGACGATCACTGTTGCTAACGGATATGCCAATACTATCGCGAACACAGAGAGGTTCAAAGCCCGGGGAAATTCCATTTTGTTACAGCCCTGTATTGTGGTTTGCGCCGGGCCGGAGAATAAGACACCTGGGCCGGATCCGATGACAACGTGCAAATTATCGGTCGAGCTTGACCTCTGGGTCAGGCAGGAAGTAACTGATACCCAGGACACAGATACGATCTTAAACAGTTTGCTAGGGGATATAGAAAAAGCGCTGATGTCTGATCACACCTTGAGTGGTAACTGCAGGGACGTGACCGTGCTGGACATCCTACCATTCCAGACGACCGAAGGTAACATACAATTCGGCTTAATAATAGAGTTGGAAGTGCATTACAGACACCTAAGAACAGATCCCACCCAAGCGGGATAAAAAAGGAGGAAGTAAAATGTTAGCAAGAATAAGGCAGATAGCCGTCGCGACGGAAACCGTTGAGGGGACACCTGAAACGCTGACGGTTGCAGACGCCAAATTACTGGCGATCGACCCGAAGATAGAACCGGATCCCGGTGTTTATGACCGCAATCCTGTCAGGACGCACTTTTCGCGCGTTGGGAAGATATTCGGCAAGAAGGTCGCAAAGTTCAGCTTTGGCCTCGAGATGCGCGGATCAGGAACGGCCACGACAGAGCCGTTCTGGACCAGGGCGCTTAAGGCCTGCGGATGGGGGACCAGCACCCTTTACTCTATCAGTATCGGGGCAATAACAACCGGGCCTTTCTTGCACGGAGAGACGATCCATGGCGGAACCTCCGCAGCTTATGGCCGGGTGGTTGTAGCGGTTGTCAACGGCACGACAACGTTATATTTTGTCGCGACAAGTACGGCCACGTTCCAGAGCGGGGAAGTGATCACCGGCGCCACCTCCGGAGCTACAGCCACGACATCTTCGCTGCCTTCAGCGGCCGGGAAGGTTGCCGAGATTATACACGAGAACGTCCCGTCATTAACATCGGCCAGCTATGAAGGCGAAAGCAGCGGGATCCGTAAGCTGCTTTCCGGCGCCCGCGGGACGGTAAAGTTTAGCCTCGGAAAGTCCGGCGAACCTGGCATCGCGAATTTCGAGTTCATGGCCGTGGATAACGGCGTAATCGATTCCGCGATTCTCTCCGGAGTTGTCCACGAGACAGCGATACCGCCCATATTTGTGGGCGCTGCGCTCACGATAGGCGGGTATGCCGCCAAATTAAGCCAGTTAGAACTCGACATGGCTTGTGCCTTAGGACCTAGGGATGATGTAAATGAGGCTGAGGGCGTGCTTTCATTCATCATAAATGATCGTAAACCGGCTGGTTCGTTCGATCCCGAAATGGTCCTCGTGGCCACGCATGACTTCTATGGTCGGTGGTACGCAGGGACGGAAGGGATCCTTGATTTCACTCTGGGCAGCGTCTCCGGGAATAAGTTCAGGTTCTACGCGCCTAAGGTGCAGTATACCAAGGTAAGCGATGAAGATCGCGAAGGTATAAAGATCGCGCAGTGCTCCTTCGACCTGAATGGCTCTATCGTACCGGGTAACGATGAACTTTGCATTTTGTTCCTCTAAAAGAAAGGGAAAAGCATGGGTCTTAAAGGAATTAATATAGGAGAAACGCGTAACTTTATTTCAAAGCACGACCAGGATAAGGAACATCCGACCGTTTTTAAAATAGGCATCCTGGATTCAATAGTAATGTCAGGGTTGTTGGATGCTCTGGAGTTTGATGCGCAACATCAGATAAAAAGTAAGCACAGGTATTCCATGGAACTTGTCCGGTTTGGATTAAAAGGCATAGAGAATTTCTCTGCCGAATTCAAGACGACCAAGATTGTACGTTGGGGTCAGGAATATGAAGTGGTCGATAATTTAACTATAGCCCGGATACCAGTACTTGTCATTGACGAAATCGCAGGCGAGATCATGGATGACAATGTGCTCAGCGAGGGCGAGCGAAAAAACTGATTCTGGCAATCAGTCTTTCTGATTTAAGGCTAGATTGCCGGCAGTGTAATGAGGAATTAAAGCTTGAGCGCGGATGTGAAAGAGATTCGATTATTCCCGATAGCTGGCTAATAAATGGGCAGAGATTCAGCAGGTGTCCTTTAAAATTGGTTACGGCTCAATCTTTTGAGTACATAAGATTCTACAATTTTTTTAAACAAGGGCACTTGCCAAATAGAGGTGCCGTACTCGAGCAACCGGCGAAGTTTTTGGATGTGATAAGCATCATTGAAAAGACTTTAAGCGAAAGCCTAGAGGAACAATGGCAAACGAAAAAACGCTCGAAGTAATATTACAGCTTAAGGACGAATTATCCAAGAAGCTCAGTGACGCTAACCTTAAGATGAATAATTTTGGTGATGCCGTAAGTAAGGCTGCCAAAATAGCAGCCGGGGCCTTTGCTGCCAATAAAGTCTTAAGTTTTACTGAGGAATGTCTAGACTCCTATTCACAACAGGAGGCCGCCCTTCGTAAATTACAGACGGCCCTGAACAATTCCGGCCACTCATGGGAATCCTCTTCCGTAAAAATTAACCAGTATCTCGAAACAGTCAAAGAAACAACTACGTTTTCGAATAATGAAGCCACAGAAGCGCTCCAGGAGATGATGGTATATACGGAGGACTTAGAGAAAGCAACTGACGGCTCTAGGTTGGCGATGAATATGGCCGCTTCAGGGCTGTTTGACCTTAGTTCGGCTACTAGGTATGTTGGGATGGCCATGGAAGGTAATATAGAGGTTTTGGGCCGGTATATACCTGAATTAAGGGCCAGTTCGAATGAACAGCTGGATTCAATGTCATCTGCAGAGAAAGCCACCTATGCTCTTAATATGCTTCAGCAAAAGTTTGGCGGGATGGCAGCCGGAGAGTTGGAAACGTATGCCGGACAGGTTAAAAAGCTTAAGAACTCCTTTGGAGAAATAAAAGAGGGTATCGGACAGCTCGCGGTCAAGTGGTTAAATTTAACCCAGGTTGGGGAATACTGGTCAAAATTTATAGATAATTTACTCCAAAAGCAAAATACAGCGTTATCTCCTGGAATGGCTCAGCTGACAAAGCGGCTGCAAGAAGTGAACCTCGTAATGAATGAATTGAACCAGGGGCCTAAGACCGCTGTCATCACAGCGAAGATTGCTCAATTACAGCAGGAGCGGCTTGGACTTATTCAGCTGATGCATAAATTGCAAAATACTGAATTAACGTCCTCGGCTGAGGAAAATTACGGCGCCGAGATGGCCGCCTTAGAATACGGCGAAGAGTTCACCCGGATAATGGAAGAGCAATATACATACCGGCTTGGAATGAAGCAAGATTTCATGAGTGAAAGCGAAGTGCTCTCGTCGACAAGTTCCCAAAAGGAATTCGAAAATCAGTTGTGGTTGTATGATCAGCTGGCGCTATTAGGAGATAAAGAACTCTCCGAAAAATCAAAGTCCGCAGCTGAAAAAGTAAAAATTGCGGAAGCCGCCGCCAAAGCGGAGGCAGAGATCCAGGCGAAACTTTACGATTATCAGGCGCAGGCTGCTGCTAGCGTAGCCCGTATTTTTACTGCCGCTGCACAAATAACCGGGAATAGTTGGATTAATGCAGCCGGTATTATTATAAAGGGTTTTTCCCAGGTTATGTCAACAATGTCAAAGTTAAAGGCGATGGTGTCGCCTAACCCGTGGGATAAGGTGTTGGCTGTCCTCGAAATAGCTGCCATAGCCGCAGAAACAGCATCAGCCTTGAAAGCCCTGGAGGATTCAAAAAAGCAAATAGCTGATCTCACGGTTGAAGAATTCAATACTGACATTCCACAGGCTGCGGCCGGGGCCATAATAAATAAGGGTGGTCTTATACGAGTGCACGATGACGAGAGAGTTACACCAGCTCAGGTTAGTCCGCTTAGTAGCGCGGTCGCAGGAGGTAATAACATAACAGTTTATATATCAATTTCGGAAGCAAAGCTTAATTCTCCTTCGAACATGAAGGAATTCGTCAGCGAACTTATGGATGAAATAGACTATTTAACTAATAGGCAGATTGGTAGACCAAGGACAGCATTCTAATGACCTTACAAATTAAGTTTGGTTCTTATGATATCTCCGCCGATACAAACGTTGATATATCAGAATTTCAGGAGAATTCTGATACGCGTATATCTGAGCACAGGATTGCTCGCAGGGATGGGGCTATCATCGATCTTGGCCGGCTTTCGCCAATCGAAGTGAAGATTAGGGGCGATGTTCTAGGCTCCACGGTATCGGGGTTAAGGACCAACTGGGATCTGTTTGCAAAGTATGTGTTTAACCAGAAACAAAAATTATACCTTTTTAATGACCGGTATATTGCAGATGCACAGTCAAAAGAACCTAATAGCTCTTATGCGGCCGGATATTTAAAGAAATCCTTCAGCTTGACCTTTATTTCGGGTACGCCCTTTTGGATCGCGGAAACAGCTTCGCAGGATATCAAGGTAATAGCGGCCAGCCCTACGCAGTGGACTGTTACCATGGCCGGAAGCGCGTACGCAAAGCCTAAGATCACTTTCGCGGCGGATCAGGGAGTTGCCTTAAGCAATATCAGCTTTGAGAACGTTACCGGGGATAAGACCTTTTCTTATCTCGGGACAGTCGCCTCCGGAGATTCCCTGGTAATAGACTGCGATGATGACAAGATGACCGTCGAGAATGACGGGGTTTCTGATCTGGAGAATTTTACAGGTCATTTTTGGGAGCTGTTGTCAGGTTCAAATACAGTCAAATATACGGGCCAGAATTGCACCATTACCATCGACTGGCGTGATAGGTGGTTCTAAATGGACTATCGCATCGAATTGCGTGATAAAAGTTTTAATTTACTGGAGGTCCTGGAGAAAGAGGCGAAGGACATCTCTTTCGAGTTCAAGCGTATTGGCGGGTGCGGCGCGTTCAGTTTTGAAGTGCCGCGCAAATACGGCGAAGAGGGTCTTCTTGGCGGTGACTTCGATATTAGGATCTTTCGGTATAACCCTTCAACAAGGGTGTTCGATCGCAGGTATTCGGGCTTTATCGAGGAAAAGACGCCCGGATTCGATGAGGACTCGGAATCAATAAGGGTCGACGGGTATGGCTATTCCGCGCAGTTGGACAGAATACTTGTCGATGAGACATACACCAGCATGGAGATCAGCGCAATAATCAAGGACCTCTTGGATACCTACGTTACGCCGAACACGGATATTGCCTATACAGCCGGTGATATTGAGGATACCGGCTTTACGGCCGCTGAGCTTACTTTCAGCGGGACCGTAAAAGACGCTATCGAGACCTGCGCCGAAATAGTCGGCTCGCGCGAATGGGGCGTTGATATGAATAGAAATTTCTATTTTAAGGCGCGCTCCGAAGTAGTGACGAAAATATACCCCGTCGGCGGTGTCGTAAAGAGCTTTTCCGTGGTGGAAAGCTTTAAGGACATCGTAAATAAGGTCAAGATAATCGGAGGGAAGTTGGTCGATGAGTCTACCTATACATACACCAAGTCGGATGCCGCGAGCATATTGAAATACGGCTTAAGGGAGTATAAAAAGTCAGTATCTGCTATCACTACTGCCGATGTGGCCGAACAGATGGCCGACGCTATCTTAGCAGAAAAGACGGACCTGCCGCGCAAGGCAAGCATGATAATCGTCGGAGATGAGACACAGCACGAGGCATCACTTCCTTTGGGCCTGTTGAGATTAGAAGTCCCCGGGACCAGGTATGGGGAAAAGGAATATTTCACGTTCCTGTATTCCGGCCACATTGATTATCAGATTGATACCATCAAGTATTCCATCGATGACAACGGTACGCTGACGAAAAGTATCACGCTTGGGCAGAAGAAGCCGGGAATCGCGGAATCGATAAGTCAACTCGAATACGAACTGGAGCAATTACAAGATGCCTAACCCATTTTGTCCGTTACATCCGGTAGATATCGAAGAGAAGGTGCAACTGAATCTTAAGGGCGGACTCACCCTTGAGACGTTAAGAGACGCCCTCGAAGCGGAGCTCTTTCAGCACAAAAGGACTATCCTGGCATCCCAGGTGCAGGTACAGAACCTTATCGAGCAGATATCTTATATTGACAAGAGGATCGCCGGCCGTGTGGATCCGGCATTAATAGAGAAGACCGAGAAGATGATGAAAGAAATCGAAAAAATAAAAGCGTAAAAGGAGTAAGAACATGGCAGCCAGTTATCCTTCAACAGTTAAGACGTTTACCACGAAAACGAATAAGGTCGACCTTGTCGATTGCGCCCACATAAATGATATACAAAATGAGGTTACTGCAGAGCAGACGGAACTTGGAACTAATGTCGCCGGAAGCTGCGTAGACCTTAAGACGCGACTGGCGGTATCTATGTCGGATGCCGGCGGCGTGGTCGGCGGGACCAGTTTTCCGGCAAGCCCTGTCGCAAGACAGTTATTTCACAGGACGGATACCGAAATACCATATATCCGCAATGCGGCGAATACTGCCTGGCTCGCTTTAGGCGAGAACCAGTTCGCGCCGGGGGATATCCTGGAACAGATATCAGCTGCGGAAGTCTCCACGGTTTCGACCTCTCCCGTTCAATTCAAAGAGATCTCAGTAGCGAAGTCCGGCAGCGTTCGTGTTAAGTTTTCCATGCACGGCGTTGGAAGTTACCACGCATACGGGCGAATATATAAGAATGGTACCGCGGTAGGGACACTGCAGGATACCGACAGCACTTCTTATGTTGAATTCTCGGAAGACATATCCGTGTCGGCCGGAGACCTGATACAGTTGTATTTGAATGCCGAGTCCGGGTCCTTTGCGGCCAAGGCAAAGGATTTCAAAATAACCGTAAGCGCTCCGACAACGTCAATCGTAATAATGTAACCGTGAAAGGGGAATAGAATGCCTGTTGAAAATACCAGTCAAAAGGTGACCTACGTGATCCTAACAGCGGTTATATCGATTCTCCTGACGCTCATATTCGTAAAGACATACCAGAAGGCCGAGGATGCCTACGCGAGCACCTGCGTGAATACGACAGAGATCGCCGTCTTGAAAAAGGCAGACGAAGCTTTTGTATCCGGGCTGAAGGATATAAACGTCAAGCTCGACCAGATATTAAAAATTAGCATTCGGCAATGATATGGCAAATGAGAACGGCTGGAATAATAACGACGTTTACGCGGTACATGCGGGGTTCGTTTTTAAGCGCAAGGACTGCTCAGTCGTAGGCGCATACCGCGGCCGGGTTGAGATCCCGCGCAAGGAAATGACCGCGGATGAGGTGCAGAGGTCGCACCTGGTATCGAAAAAGTACATGCGCGATATAATGGGCTGGGAAAAATGAGGATAGTGCGGTTCATCGGGTTGGTAATCATAAACACTTTGGGGATTTTAATTATCCTGATCCCCGACGTCTTATTTTGTGGATGGATGTCGATGATTCAGGACTCGTGGCAGAAGTCAAAAAAGAAAGGGGGCTAAGATGTTTTTATTTTTCTTACGATTTTTGCTTCATTTATTGTCGGAACTTCCGGCAATAAAGTGGGTCTTCAAGAACGCTGGTCTCGCGATGGGTATTATCGAACTCATCCTCGAATTCGTCGTGAGTGTCCTTATCCAGCTGATGAAACTCGCCGTCGGCTTGTGCAATGTCCTTGAGACGGACAGGAGCAAAGACGAGGCGGTCAACTGGATAGCGAACGCCGAAGTCTGGGTGGCCGGCATAGAGAAGGCCTTTACTGGGTGGAAAGGCCGGCTGTATAAGCTGGGTGTCAAGCCGAAGGAATCCGTCAGTGGACCTGCTTAAGTGGGCCAGGGACAAGGGCGTTTTCGTAAAGGTCAGGATCGGGGAGAAGGCATTTAATCCGTTCGCGCAGAAGCGGACATCCGCGCAGGACGATATATTAAAAAAGAGAAAAGAAAGAGAGGTAAGCGATGGCAAAGATGACGTCTAATATCAAGTGGCTTCAGAAGGTCATAAAGACCATACAGGATTTTGAAGCTCCTAAATGGTATGTCGACCTGATGGCAGCCATGCAGAAGACGGCGTGGGAGACGGTTCTGAAGTTCACGGTAGAGGAGTTGGCACTCGTAAAAGCCAAGATCATCGAGGTCGCGGCGAAGGATATCGAAGGCGATGACAAATTCAGCGAGGTATGGGAGTTCTGCAAATCGGAGATCAAGGACAAGACTGAGACGGATATAAAAACGCTGATCCAGAACACCTTTGCGACGTTAAAGGATAGCCTATAAAATAGCGCTCGAACAAAACCTGGGAAGGGGGGAGTTAATACGAAAACCGTAGTCTTCATCTCTGACTTACATTGCGGCAGCGTATACGGTTTAACTCCCCCTGGGTGGTCCTCGGAAAAATCCCCCCAATATCCTCTTCAGCAAGAAGCCTGGTCTGCATATATGAATATGACGCGCAAATGGCACGCCCCTGATATCCTCATGGTCAATGGCGATTGCATCGAGGGCAGGCAGGAACGCCAGGGCGGCGCCGAAATCGTTACTAACGACCGCAATGTCCAGTCTGAAATGGCCGAATACTGCATAAGACAGTGGGCTGCGAAGAAAGTACTGATGACCTACGGAACAAAATACCACGTAGGAGACCAGGCCGAAGACTTTGAATATAACATTGCGAAGGAAATAGGAGCAAAGATAGAGGGGCGCCTATTCTTCGAGGTCGAGGGCATGACGATAGACGCGCGCCACAAAGTCGGGTCATCCTCGATACCTCACGGCCGTGCGACCTCTTTGTTAAGGGATATGATGTGGAACCTGGTCAAATCAGCAGAGGAAGAAGAACCCCGAGCGCAGATCATCGTTCGTTCTCATGTCCATTACAATATCTGGATAGAGCAACCGGGTCGGATCATGTTCACTACGCCGGCGCTGCAGCTGTCCAGGGGCCGTTATGGATCCCGGGAGTGCACAGGAGAAACACACTGGGGCGCAATTCGCTTAAAGATCGAAAAAGGTGAGATCATAGGAAGGGACCTGAATATATGGAATCTTCACGCAAACAGACCACGAATTATCAGAATAAAATAATCAAGCAACTCGATGCGTTGCCGGATGAAAAGCCGTTATTTTCCCCCTTTGAGGATGAAATGATCCGTAAATATTACCCTTCAAAGGGCGGTCCGGCGATCGCAAGGATCCTGGGGAAACCCATATCGCAGTTAAAAAGCAGGGTTCAATCCCTGAAGGTCAAAAGGTTATGAGGCGCGTATACGTGGCCGGGCCATATTCGGCCGACGACGTCCTAAAGGTCTTTGATAACATGCGCAAGGGCATTCGGGCCAGTATCGATGTCCTGCTTGCCGGCTTCGCGCCGTTCTGCCCGTGGCTGGATTATCAGTTCTCCTTGATGCTTTATGACCATGAGAAGTTAACTGTCGAGCAGTATTACGCCTATTCGATAGCGTGGCTCGAAGTCGCGGATGCTGTCTTGGTATTGCCCGGGTTCGAGACAAGCAAGGGCACTATGGCGGAAATAATGAAGGCTGAGGCCTTGGATATACCTATCTTCTATAATATAGAGGAGCTGAAGGAATGGAAGGGATAAAGCACGACCAAGGGAAGCTTCTATGGAATCTCCTGCCCTGGAAGCCGGTCGAGGACGTTGTTCGGGTCCTTACCTATGGCGCCCGGAAATATTCCCCGGATAATTGGAAGAAGGTCGAGCCGTATAAGGATCGCTACTTCGCCGCAGCCATGCGGCATATTACTGCCTGGCATGAAGGTGAGCAACTGGACCCGGAAACGAAATATCCTCATCTTGCTCACGCCGTTTGCTGTTTATTATTTTTAATGTGGAAGGACGACAATGGCTCACATCGAAATATCAAGCCGCGCAGATCTCGAAAAATTCCTGAAGGGCGCTAAGCGCGCGGACCTCGTTGACAAGATGAGGGGGGAGAGTTCGCGCACGTGCCCTCATTGCGGCTGGGGGAAACAACACCGGCATGGTTCGGGCCGGTTCGTTGCCTGGACGCCCTGCGATAATCCTCTATGCAACGCTCAGCCCTACGCGAAGAAAATCCGCGTTTCTTGACGGTTGACGTGGGCGGTGTTTTGTGATACTCTCTTGTTTGTATGAAAGGGGGTAAATGTAATGAAATGCTATGCAAAATGTATCGTAGGTATCGTGTCTACGATTTTTATAGTAGGGGCGGTTTCTGAAGGCGAAAAAACATCACCGGGCAAGATAGAGCCTCACGCCGAGGTTGAAACGATCTATGAGTATCCGAATTCAAGCCTTTTTACATCGGTTGTGGCCAGCACGACGATGAGCGGCGATGTAGCCTTTTCTACTATGCCTAAAATGTGCCTAAAAAGGTATAAATCGCTGGTAGGGGTAATAAGCGCCTGTAATCCCCTGTAAAGCACTTTTTCCGACGAGAAACCACGAAATAATCGTAAGTTATTGATAGTGCGCCCGTAGCTCAATTGGATAGAGCGTTGGTCTACGGAACCAAATGTTGGGCGTTCGACCCGCCCCGGGCGCGCCATAAGTTCTCGCTGTCGGTGGTTATGAACTATTCCGGGTTCAGCCGAGTTGGATTTCCGCGAAATCCAACCGGCGCTTTGAACACGGAATAATCCACCCGGCGTTTAGGCAAGGGATAGACATTAACAAGAAGGGGACACTTCCCCGATTGGCTTAAGAACCGTCCCTATGAAGATCGACGAAGTTTACATGTCGGAGGCGCTGA